GCGTACAAAACGTTTAATTAATCTTAGGGGCTTCGGCCCCACTTAAATCTTTAGGAGATTAATTATGATGCAAACCGACGTAAAATCTGGGCATTTAAACCAGTCTGGGTACATAACACAAGGTCGTGCTAGATTAAAGCAATTAACTTATGCTGGATCTGGCGGCGCTGCTGGTTCTATCTGTATTTTTGATACGAATACAGTTCCTGTAGGCGCAACTTATCAGCGTCTTGGTAACGTGGTTACTGTAAGTTCTACAGCACACGGATTATCGAATGGCGCTTTAATTGGTATTGGGTTTAGCTCTAGTTCTGGTAACTCAGCTACTGATGGTAATTACACCATTACTAATACTGGCGCTAATAGCTTTACCATTACAGACCCTAACTCTGGAAATACTTCTGGTGGTATTGGCTGTGTATATGTTGTTGCTTATCCAAACCCAACAGCAAACTTTCCAAACCCTAACCGCTGGATTACACAAGTAGATACTGTAGCTAGTGCATACAATACCCAAGAAATGCTAATTCCTGGCGAAGGACTTTTATGCCAAAACGGTATTTATGCAAACTTAACAACAGTTAACTTTGTAACTGCTTTCTATGGCTAAGAAAAAAGGTCCCTCTCTTGCGATTGGTCGTGGTGAAAAGCTGCCTGCATCTAAGGGCGCTGGGCTTACCGCCAAGGGTCGTGCTAAATATAACGCAGCTACTGGCTCGCATTTAAAAGCACCACAACCCGAAGGCGGACCACGTAAAAAGTCTTTTTGCGCTAGGATGTCAGGTATGCCTGGTCCAATGAAAGATGAGAAAGGGCGGCCTACTCGTAAAGCCGCTAGTCTAAAACGTTGGAAATGTGGAACAAAATGAAAGACCCATTTATTAACATGGATGAGGCATCAAAGCATATAGTCGATGCTCTTTCCGTTGCAACAGTATTAGGAACGCTAGTTGATATGCTGCCCTCAATTGCCGCTGTATTTACTATAGTCTGGACGGCTATTAGGATCTATGAAACTAAAACTGTTCAAGGCTGGCTAGGAAAAGACGATGCCGAGTAAAACTTTAAAACAACATAATTTAATGGAAATGGTAGCCCACAACCCTGCCAAAGCCAAAGAATTAAAGATCCCTCAATCTGTCGGTAAAGATTTTGTTGCTGCAGATAAAGGTAAAAAGTTTAAAGCAGGTGGTAAAGTAATGCATGACGATATCGCAGAAGATAAGAAATTAATCAAGAGAGCGTTCGGAATGCACGATAAGCAGTTGCATGAAAGTAAGAAAACCGATTTATCCAAACTCAAACAAGGCGGAAAAGTTATGAAAATGAAAGAAACAATGGGCCCAAAAAATATGTCTAAGGACGTAGAAAAAGGTTCAAACAAACTAGGCAAATTTGGTGAATCCAAAGTGCAAAAACGTGGTCATACCAAAGGTTCTGAAGAGCGTGGCTACAAAACTGAAAAAGTCCAAGGCGGCGCTAAAGGCGGCAAAGGTATATTCGGTGCAGCTCCTATCAAGATGAAAAAGGGCGGCAAAGTTAAGCGTTACGACGAAGGTGGTGACATCGAGACTGAAACAGCTCAAGGCCAAAACAAAAACATTGGTGATGATGTACGCTCCCGTGCTATGGCTGCTATGTCTAACCGTGAAATGGATGTTGGCGGTGGTGGTTCTACAGGCTCTACAGCTAAAAAATCTGCTCCATCATTTAAAGCTAAAGCAACCAAAGCTGGATTTACATCTGGTGAAACTGGTGGTGGCGCAGCCTTGATGTATCGTAAAGATCGCAAAATGGCTAAAGGTGGCGTAACTCGTGCTGATGGTATTGCTTCTAAAGGCAAGACACGCGGAAAGATGTGCTAATCATGGGTAAGCCACTACAGCAAGACGAAAACGGCAACATCATGAATGATGTGCAAACCCAAAAGAATCAAAAGGGTTATTCTAATTACGAAAAAGATTTAGAAAATAGTCAAAAACGTCGTGAAGCTAAAGACGAAAGCATGATGGAGACTATTAATAAAGCTAAGGAAAAGATTAGAAGCGTTTTGCCGTTTAAATCAGGTGGCTTTGTTGACCATAATATGCATGTTAAAAAACATGCGGCTGGCTTTAAACATCATGATGACCATGTAAAAGCTATGTGTGGTGGCGGTATGGCTAAAGGTAAACGCAAATGAGACCTTCTCGTGGAATGGGTGATATTATGCCTTCAAAGATGGGTAAACCTAAGGTTAAAGCTCGTCGGGATAACACCGATTTCACTGAGTATAAAAAGGGTGGCGAAGTTTGGGACAAACCAAACCCAGCTAAAAAGCATAAAAAGCTAAGCCCAGCAAAGAAAGCTTCTGCTAAAGCGGCAGCCAAAAAAGCAGGTCGTCCATACCCAAACCTCGTAGATAATATGAGAGCGGCTAGGAAAAAATAATGGCTGAAACAACCACCGGAACTACGCTATTTAACCTTGACGTAAATGACCTTATTGAAGAGGCGTTTGAGCGTTGCGGGAAAGAGCTGCGTTCTGGTTATGATTTTCGTACTGCTCGTCGTTCATTAAACCTACTGACTATTGAGTGGGCAAACCGAGGTATTAACCTTTGGACTATTGAACAAGGCATTATTACTATGAACACCGGGCAGGCGACATATGCCCTGCCTGTAGATACTATTGACCTTTTGGACACCGTAATACGCCAAAACAACGGCACAACTAACCAGATCGACATTAATATCAGCCGTATTTCTGAGTCTACATACATGACGCTGCCTAATAAACTAACACAGGGCAGACCAATTCAAGTATGGGTAGACCGCCAATCTGGGCAATCAAACCCAACAACAGTGGTTACAACCGCTAACGTATCATCTACAGATACAACAATTACAGTATCAGACGTAACTCAACTAGGGTCTTCTGGCTTTATTCAGCTAGACAACGAGATTATTACTTACCCTAACGTGAACACTGCTACTAACCAGTTATTAAATTGTTTCCGTGGACAGGCAGGAACAACCGCAGCGTCCCATAATATTGGGTCTACAGTAACCGTACAGAACCTACCATCTGTAAACGTATGGCCTACACCTAATGCACCGGGTAATCAGTATTCGTTCGTGTATTACCGCATGCGTCGCATTCAAGACGCTGGGTCGGGTGGGTTTGTGCAAGATATGCCATTTCGTTTTATTCCGCCTATGGTGGCGGGTTTGGCGTACCAGTTGGCTACAAAGTTACCAGATATGGATATGAACCGTATTCCGATGTTAAAAGCGGACTATGAACAACAGTTTCAGTTGGCAGCAGACGAAGATAGGGAAAAAGCTCCGATTCGGTTTGTACCCCGCAATACTTTCTACTACAATTAAGATGCTATGCCAAGTAAATATTCCTCTGGAAAATACGCAATTGCCGAATGCGATAGATGCGATCAGCGCTATATGCTTAAGGAGTTACGTACTGAGATAATTAAAACGCATCCGTTCAACATAAAAGTTTGTAGAGAATGTTGGGATCCTGACCATCCACAGTTGTCGTTGGGCTTATACCCAGTTAATGATCCCCAAGCAGTCAGAGGACCGAGACCGGATGTTAGTTATTTGCAGTCAGGAACAAGTGGTTTACAAATTAATTTAACTGGGGCTGGTCCTGATGGGTTTGGTACTCCAGAGATGGGCAGTAGGATTTTTCAGTGGGGTTGGAACCCTGTTGGAGGCGCAAGGCTCAATGACTTTGGCTTAACCCCAAATGACTTGATTGCAGTAGGACAAATTGGTACAGTAACGGTAAGTATAACTTAGGAGCATTAAAATGGGATTTAAAAGAGACGCTGATGGCGTAACAAAAACAGGTAAAACTAAGGGTAAAAACCTTGGTGATTCAGGTCCATCTGTAGGTATTCAGACTGGCAAAGGTAGCAAAGGCGCATCAACAGTTACTTCTGCTTCAATGAAAGCTATGGGTCGTAACTTAGCCCGTGCTAAAAATCAAGGATAATCATGGCAACTGCAAAGAATGTAAAGCCTACTACTAAAAACAGCCCAGCTGTTAAAGTAGGTAGAAACCCTAATAACAAACCAGCCGAGTCTTATGACAAGCGTGGTACTAGTGTTGCCGATTCTAAAGCAGCTACTGGTCACACTATGCGCGATCCAAATACATTACCAGCAAATGAAGTTACCCCTTCTACTGTTGCTATGAGCGTTTCTATTGGTAATAAAGATCGTGGTCCTAAGACTGACGGTATTGAAACTCGTGGTAACGGCGCGGCTACTAAAGGTCGTATTGCTAGAGGCCCAATGGCATAATGGATTATCAAACGTTATTCTCGCAGGTTCAGGCGTACACGGAAAACATTTTCCCGCCTGCTTATCTTGCTAATGGAAGTTCGGTTTCTTACACAGACCAGATAAATACTTTCATTCAGCAAGCGGAAGAGCGCATTTATAACACGGTGCAGATCCCTTCTTTGCGTAAAAACGTTACTGGTAACTGCTCCGCAGCAAACAAATACTTAGCTTGTCCAAATGACTATTTGTCGACTTATTCTTTGGCTATTATTAATACAGACGGCACTTATACTTATTTGTTAAATAAGGATGTAAACTTCATTAGAGAAGCGTATCCTAGCCCTACCGTTACTGGTACACCTAAGTATTATGCTTTGTTTGGCTCTAGGCTAAATGATCCTAATGAGTTGACGTTTATTCTTGGACCAACACCAGATCAAGGTTATGGCGCAGAACTACACTATTTTTACTATCCAGCATCTATTGTTACTGCAGGCACTTCTTGGCTTGGGGATAACTATAGTCCCGTATTGCTTTATGGCTCTATTGTAGAAGCCTATACTTATATGAAGGGCGAACCGGATATTGCTGCCCAATATAAGGCTAAATACGACGAAGCAATGCAGCAATTGAAACGCCTTGGTGATGGTCTTGAACGTGGTGATGCTTATCGTGACGGTCAAACCAGGTTGCAGTACAACAAACTGTAGTAAAATTAACACAAATTTAGGAGCAAGAAATGGCAATTACCCAAGCAATGTGCGATTCGTTTAAGGTTCAAATCCTTAGCGGTCAG